GTCATTTCCGTGGAAATAATCACCGCCGCAAGACTCACGAAAACCACCAGAACTGTAACTCTTCGAGATGTTGACCTTGAGGCCAACTTTCTGGAGCGACTGTTCAGCAACCGTTCGATATCGCGAGGATACAATAATGTCATCCCCGTAAACGAACACGTGCTTGGCGGCTTCTTTGTAAGAGATGTGCGCATGATTAACAATCCCACGTACAATGGAGAGGTGAATTAAGAGACTCATAAGAGGAAACGTAAAGCCTGATCCCATCCCCGATAGCTTGGCTAGTCGAAGGACCTGTCCGCTGGGCAGACAAGTGAAATGGGTGCGGTAGCGAAATAGAAACTCGCGTACTCCAGGGCAATCTTTGAAAAGATGCTTTATCAAGCGATACGAAACTCTGTCACTAGCCTCCTTGAGATCTAGCGTGGCCCACTTGCCGTTGAGAGATCCCTCTCTCGCGAGTTCGCGGAACTTAGTCTGATCGAGAAACTGAATGTGTCCATGCGTAGATTTCTCTAACACAGGGATCAACCAGTCTTGGAACGCCATTTGGTGGATTAGCAGATCGTAAGGTTCGCGCACGATTACTCGTGGGCCCCGTGAATCTTTGGGGACAAAAAGAACCTCACTCACTGGCTCCACAGCGGTTAGACAAGTACGTAAACCCCGTCCCACAGTGGCAAAACGAACACCGGTCTTTGGTTCAATAATGAACTTAGGTCCATGCTCAGATTTGTGTGTGTATCGGCGCAGTATGCGCTTAGGACAACCTGGGTAAGGCTTGTACACTCCTTCCACGGACAGATCCACAGGACTGTAATGTCCTCGTCGTTCAAAGAACGGACGTTCGAGGCGAATTCGAGAAACGGGCCGTATAACGGGCTCGGCAACTCGCATTTTGCCAATATCTGTTCGGTAGAGAAACCGCGTACTATATGTACCTGGACCTGCTCGCGGTTTGGCCGCGTCAAAAATTTGATTAATGTTGACATTGGCTACATCTTTGTAGTTATTGAGCAAGTCCTTTCTTAATTGGTCGACGAACTGCCAATCAAGCGGCGCGTCGGCTACCTCTTTTTCCGTAGCAACGAAGTTGTTTTCGGATTCCTGGAGCTGCTCTTCTGAAAAAGGCACGGCGAGCTTATAGAAATACTCGCATATCTGCCGTAAAGCATAGATAGCAACAGGACAAGGATTCTCTAAAAGTGTCCCGTCTACAGAAAAGATCTGCATTAGGTAACCTCTAAAGTACTTGAGGAGCCCACCTTGTTTCTGAATGGAAGTGAAACCTTTCGGCCCGAAACGAAGATCATCCCGTGATGAACGGAATGACCCAGTTTCGAGAGCGTACAGCAACACTTTCCCAAAAGAAGGAAGGACTGAAGTTAAGAAAACTGCACCTTCGTTTTTTATGCGATTTGTACAGTACTTAACGGTCAGCGGATCGAGGCTGAAGTCGGTAGCTAACCGCTCAAACCATGTGACAAGAGAAAAATCCATGCTCGTAACCTATCGTTAATGGAAGGATTCAAAAAGTTCTTCCGGATGATAGTATCGAAGCGGATTTACTGTTCTCCCATCAACACCCGCGAAATATTAGCGGAAGAGCCGAAAGTCCCTAGGTCTGCTAACGCAGCTGCAAGTTCAGCAGCGGTAAAAGCGTCAGTGGTAACCATCGAGACAGACACGGTAGCAAGATGACGCACAGTGACACCGTTCGTAGTAACGTCCTTTTCAAAACGTTTCACAAACGATGCACGCGAAATAGCACCCTTATTGGTGGTCAGTCTTACGACAACAGAGTTGTCAGGATCTGAGAAGCCACAGGTGTCGTCAACATAGACGCCCGCAGAACGCGGAGCGTAAGTCTTGCTGTTGATAGAGAGCGATCCAAAAGGCATAGCTTTTAAACTGTGTTAAGTAGGATTAGCGGAGTCCAGTATAGTGGGTCAAGTGATGACGGATGTTGTCAGCCAAGATTCTCCGATTAGGGAGTCTCAAGTCTGACAGCCGAGTAGGAATTGATACAGATCTCGCCAAGAAGGTGAGGTATCGTTCTAAAGTAGTCATAAACCCCGGAGGTTCAACAGGTTGTGATTGCGTGGAGAGAACTCCACCGTAGGGTTCGCGTATATAACAAGACGCAGAACCGCGAATTTCGCCAGTTGTACCGTTTGTCCATGTATCAAGAGCCCATTCAAATTCACCTTTGAAAGTCCTTCTACCTTGAAAGTAGACAGCTTTTACCCAACCACCCTGGCGAAAACTTTCTAAGAAATCGCCAATGGGAAGGATAGCATCTACAAGAAACGATAAGGGAATTAGTTCCCATAACGTAGCAAGGTCGGGATGAAACCCAACAGAGTCCAGTACACCAAGAATAGGTGACGAAGGATACTCTATTTTGCCAGAAAAAAGAATCGAGCCTGTAAGCTTTTCGCGGCCGATATTAGGAACCATGCCAGTATCGATACTGACAGGGGTTCTATCGTAATAGGACGGCTGATCTTGCAACACGAAGTTAGCAGTCAGACGTTTTGCCGCATTATAAAGAGCTTCTAAATCGGAAATTAGAGGGACGAAGCCATAAGCTATCGTGCCAACGTCCAAGTCGTGCTTCATTGCACGCTGGATCGCATTGATGTTGTCATCAAACTCTAAAGCAATGACTAACGCGTTGAATTTGGAACTCGTCGGAAGATGAGACCAATCCAATTCGTTGTTTGAGCCGAAAAGATTTAGGAGCTGAGGGACTCGTTCGAGAACGTAATTTGCGGAAAGTATAAAATTTCCTCTTTGCGTCCAACTACTATTTTGGATATTGTAAACTCCATTAGTAGATTTAGCGTGTGCAACCTGAGTCTCACCATAGACAGAAAAATCCTGCCGCCACTCGCGTATAAGTTCGCGATTTGTGGTGGAGGTAATAGGCGTAGAAACGCCGTCTTGGTTGAGTGTTCGGGTCCATTCCGCCGGACGAAAGCGTTCTCGATTTGGCAT